TGCTACCACTTTTAGCAACGCTGCCGCGATTGAGTTCGCTGCCGCTTCTGGTGGTAACTGGGGAACAATTGGTTGGGCAGGTATTTTTGATGCCAGTACTGGTGGAAATCTGCTTGCATGGGCTCCTTTGACCACATCCCGTGTTATTAATGATGGCGATGTGTTCCGCATTCCCGCAACTAGCTTGACTATCACATTGACCTAACATGGCTGCCTATGGTTCTGGCTATTATGGTGGAGGCAATTACTCCTATGGCGTAAGCCTTGGAGCCGCCTCCATCAGTGATACCAGTACTGTAGCCGTTGTAGGTGTAGTTATTGCCAGAGGTGAATTGGCAATCTCTGACACAAGTACTGTAGTTGTTGCCGCTAGGACTATTAGACAATCTGGCTTTGCAATAAGCTCATCTAGTTCTGTTACTGTAGCCGCCACAAGGGTGGCAATCGGTGCAGAAGCTATATCAAGCACAAGCTCAGTCGCTATATCCGCTAGACGGGTAGCATTTGGTGCAGAAACAATCTCTAGCTCAAGTACTGTCGCGGTAGCTGCTAGAAGGGTGGCAATTGGTGCGCTTGCCGCGAATGATGCCAGTACGCTTGTTGTCAACGGAGTCAGGGTTGCATTTGCTCAAATGAGTGTTGCTGATGCGGCAACAATGACTGTTGGCTCTCAGGTTATTGCCAATGCTGTATTCCCGATAGTGGCATCTAGCAGTTTGGTAGTAAATGGACGAAGAGTGCAGTTTGGCGCTTTGACTTATTTATCTGAATCTAGTATGACTATTGCGGGTAATAAAAAGTGGTTGCCTGAAGGCGACACATCTGAATCTTGGACTGATATTGGTGACAACAGTGAAAGTTGGACAACAATTTCAGATAATAGTGAATCTTGGCAAATAGCCGCATAGAGGTGAAAAAATGGCAGATACCACAACAACCAACCTATCACTGACGAAACCAGAAGTTGGTGCGAGTACCGACACATGGGGTACAAAGATCAATACTGACTTAGATACCATTGATGGAATCTTTAAAGGGGATGGCACTGGTACAAGCGTTGGCTTGAATGTAGGTTCTGGTAAGACTTTATCAGTTGCTGGCACATTGAATGTTACTGGTGCATCAAACATAAATGCCAATAATACTTTTGGTTTTAAGAACCGCATCATCAATGGTGCGATGGTTATTGACCAGAGGAACGCGGGGGCGAGTATTGCCAATACAGGAAACCCATATTCTGCTGACAGATGGCAAGCTGTGGGAAACCAGTCGGCAAAGTACACCATTCAGCAATCATCAACAGCGCCCACTGGATTTACAAACTCACTTGCTGTTACATCATCATCCGCATACGCAGTCGGATCGGGTGATTTCTTCTACTTACGTCATCAAATTGAAGGATACAACGTAGCGGATTTCAATCTTGGAACAGCAAACGCCTTAACATTTACGCTTTCTTTTTGGGTTCGGAGTTCTTTGACTGGAACCTTTGGTGGTACGTTTTCAAACGGGGCTAGTGATAGCATTTACCCATTTACCTACACTATTAGCAGTGCAAACACATGGGAGCAAAAAACAGTTACCGTGACAGGTAGAACCTCTGGAACTTGGAACACAACAAACGGCTCTGGGCTGTACGTTTTGTTTGCTCTTGGAACTGGCTCAACATATAGCGGTACTGCCAATGCTTGGACATCAAGTTTGGTCTTAGGTGTTACTGGGCAAACCAGCGTAGTCGGCACAAACGGAGCCACCTTCTACATCACAGGCGTACAGCTAGAGAAGGGCGCAACAGCAACAAGCTTTGACTACAGACCGTATGGTACTGAGTTGCAGTTGTGTCAGAGGTATTTTTTAAGTACAAATGAGGGCGGCTCCAACATTAAATGTATTGAGTATAGGAAGTACAGGATTGTGGAATGGTGTAACTATATTGACTGTTACATCGGCCGCTTTAGATATGTTCACTACAAAAAACGCTTCTGTTGGTGTAAGTGTAGCGGCAGGTTTGACGGCATTAGACCCTATTGGTTGGATTGCAAATGGTTCAACTTCACCAAGAGTTCAATTTTCATCGGAGCTGTAATCATGTATCAGTTATACGCAACAAGACCCATTTTTGGTGAGGCAAAAGCCATTAAACGCCTATCTGATGGCGCAAGCATCCCCTTTGATCCCGACAACACAGACTACCAAGCCTATCTAAAGTGGCTTGAAGAAGGCAACACACCAATTCCTGCTGATTCATAGAGAGTATTTATATGAGCGATGTTACCCACGCACAGATCTATGAAAGACTGCTTGCAGTTGAAACTAAAGTAGATACCATTGATAAGAACACAAGTGATTTAGTAGGCGCTATTGAAGCGGCTAAAGGTGCTGTCAAGGTTCTTAATTGGATAGCTTCTATTGCTCAACCTGTTTTATGGGTTGGTGGTTTGATCTTGGCAGCAGGTGCTGTTTGGCAAACTTGGATTAAAAAGTAATGTCTGGAAAGCAACAACTGGATATGCCACCAGTTCCTAATTTGGGAACTTCTAGTGTTGCTTACTCTCAAGAAATCCAGAATCAAAACAATGGTGCATTGAGGACATTCTTTATTAAGTTGGTCAATGCTATCCAATCCATCACTGCTCGCATGGGTGGAAGGTACATCAATTTTCCTTATGGTGCGTTTCAAGACTCTACAGACCAAACTGCCGCTAGTACAACTGTTGCCTATGCGATTACATTTAACACAACAGATTTCTCTAATGGTGTTACTTTATCTAATTCTTCAAGATTAAATGTAAGTAACCCAGGTCTTTACAATTTACAGTTTTCCATTCAGTTTAAGAACACCACAAATGATGGTCAAGATGTTGATGTTTGGTTTCGCAAGAATGGGACAAACATTGCCAACTCAAACAGCAGATTTCACCTAGTAGCGAGAAAAGGTAGTGGTGATCCTAGTCATATCATTGCTGCATTGAATTTCTTTGTTGACATGGCTGCTAATGATTACGTTGAGATTATGTGGAGAACTGAAAATACTGGTGTAAATATTGAGCATTTTGGGACTAGCACTAGCCCAACTAGACCCGCAGTTCCTAGCGTTATTGCTACAATGAGCTTTGTTTCTAACCTACCTGATTGACAAAGAATATGGCCTACATTCCGCTCCAAATTCCACCAGGTGTCTTCAAGAATGGTACTGAGTATCAATCCAAAGGTCGTTGGAACAACTCTAACCTAGTTCGTTGGTTTGAAGGAACAATTCGTCCTGTCGGTGGATGGAGAAAGCGCACAACTGCTCAATTAGCAGGTAAAGCTAGGGGTTTGCTTAATTGGCGTGATAACTCTAATAACCGAAGAATTGCTATTGGCACACACTCGAAACTCTATGTTCTGAGTGAAAGTAACGCATTAACTGACATTACTCCTACTGGATTTACTGTTGGTGATGCTGATGCCGTTCAAAAGATTGGTTATGGCTATGGCACTTATGGAAGCTTTGCCTATGGCGTTGCTAGACCAGACTTGGGGTCTGTAACTCCTGCCACTACATGGTCATTAGACACATGGGGTGAGTATCTGGTTGGTTGCTCATCTAAGGATGGTAAGTTACTTGAGTGGCAATTGGATACTGGTGCTGATGCTGCCGCTCTAACTAATGCTCCTACATCTTGTGTAGGTCTTGTCGTTACTCAAGAACGTTTTGTGTTTGCCTTGGGAGCGGGTGGAAATCCACGTAAGGTTCAGTGGTGTGACCAAGAAAACAATACTTTGTGGACTCCTGCAGCGACAAACCAAGCGGGTGACTTTGAACTAACTACGATTGGATCATTGCAATGTGCCAAACGAATTCGTGGAACTACTATTCTGTTCACAGATGTGGATGTGCATACTGCAACCTATATCGGTCCACCCTATATTTACAGTTTTGAGCGTGTTGGTACTGGTTGTGGAGTAATCTCTAAACAAGCAGTAGCCGCCACTGACAATGCCTGTATCTGGATGGCAGGATCTGGTTTCTGGATGTTTGATGGCTTTGTTAAGCCTTTACCTTCAGATGTATCAGATTTTGTGTACAGTAATCTGAACACTACTCAAGCATCTAAAGTCTATTGTGTGCATAACGCTGCTTTTGGTGAGATCTGGTGGTATTACCCAAGTGTATCCAGTAATGAAATTGATTCCTATGTCACGTACAACTATCGTGAGAATCATTGGGCTATTGGTACGTTAGTGCGTACGTGCGGCACTGATAAAGGCATCTTTAACAACCCTATTCTGGTTGATGCTGATGGCTATGTCTATGAGCATGAAGTAGGCAATAACTACGATTCTCAGACCATTTTTGCTGAGTCTGGACCAGTTGAGTTGGGTGTTGGCGACAGGGTAATGACCTTAACAGGATTGATTCCTGACGAAAAGACTGTTGGTGATGTGAACGCAAGCTTTAGCACAAGGTTCTATCCAAACTCCACTAAATACAACTATG